ATTAAAACCAGCTCTTTATTCTTTTCTTTATCACATCTCATTTCTGGATTAAACGCTTATTTTAATTATCAGATTTTTCCTTCTAATCTATATTCTTAAGGTTCCAGTTGACTCATTTGGTCCCAAGTGCCTTAAGATTTCCAACCTGTTACATTGAAATCCATCTTTAAGTTCCATTATAATGATTCTATTAATTCGCCATATAACCACCTACTTAGCCATTACTTCAAAATGATTTAAATTCCATTATGATTCTATTAATTCAGCTCTCCCATCTTCATAACTGGTTTCGGGTACTCCAATTTAAATTCCATTATGATTCTATTAATTCAGCAGTTTGGATTGATTGCAATGAGATTATTTCAATTTATTTAAATTCCATTATGATTCTATTAATTCAGTAGACCGTCTGATATATCGGACTACATCGTAAAAGATTTAAATTCCGGTAGAAAGGAGGTACTTACATATGCATGTACAAGAAATTTAAATTCCATTATGATTCTATTAATTCTGATAATGTCTTGTGAATTAAGTATAGGAGATATAATTTAAATTCCATTATGATTCTATTAATTCTTTTTTTCCTTTCTCTGTGCTAGAGTTATCATAACTCTATTTAAATTCCATTATGATTCTATTAATTCTTGCGAGTCCTACATCTTCAAGTTCGCCTTTCCAATTTAAATTCCATTATGATTCTATTAATTCTTCTTCAAACCACACAATTGCTATGTATCCAAAATCATTTAAATTCCATTATGATTCTATTAATTCCCGTCCCAAAATCATCCCCTTATTTAAGCCAAAAAACGTCTCTATTTTGTCGACCTCTTCAAAATTCAACATTTCTTTCTTGTCCCTAATCATATATTTCTGTAACACCTCCTATTTTAGGCGTTTTCGCCTTCTGTCGATCCCCTATATTTTTTGCACTATCATGGGTCGACAGAAACCCCCTAATTTTTCAAGTTGATTTTGTTCGACACATTCTATTATGAAACTTATTTGCTAAATATGCAAGTTAAATACACGCATTCATTATATATACTTTTCGAGCAAACACTATACAGTCATATATGCATCAAATATCACCGTCTGAATAATCCAATTTATCGTCTGAATAATCCAATTTATCGTCATTTTTATAAAAGTCATGCCCACGCGAGAAAATTTCCGTGGGCATGACGTGGGCACAGCTATTTTTAGGCTTATTTTCAAAAAAATAAAAATTAGGCACTTTTATGCAAAATGCCTAATTTTTATCATGCGTTTCTATGAATTTTTGTGCAATTCCTTAGAATTTACCTGCTTTAGCAGCTTCTTCAATGTAAGCCGTAAAGTACGGTTTTATACGGTTTGTTTGGTTGAGTTATAATGATAATGTAGAAATAGTTTAATTCCTACAACGTTTATTTTTGATTTTCGGGTTTGTTTAAAAACTATTTTATATCTTTATAATATCCTACTTCTTTTTATTTTACAATAGTAAGATATTTTGTTGGAACCCAACTGTTCAGTTGCTTAATAAGAGCTTCCTGCTGTCCGTTATTTGTCTGAACCTTTGTAACCGTGTACTTCTTATTTAAATAAGCACTAGGGATAAATTTACCTTTTGCCGCACCGCTATATGTAGCATTTCCTGTAATCTTAACTGAAACACCAGATTTAAATACAGATGTAATTTTTGCTGTAGCACTAGTTTTGATGGTCTTTCCAGTGATTGCTTCGGCTAAAGCTTTACCAATAGCATCTGGCCCAGTTGTTTTATAAAGCAAGTAGTCATCCTTATCGTCCACAAAGCAAATCTCAAACAACAGTGCTTTAGCTTTCGTGTGGTTCAGGTAATACAGACCAGAAGTTTTCTTATACGGATCTCCATGGGCTGTAAATCCTAACTTCTTCATGTTAGCAACAGCTCGTTGAGCTACTTCTTTTTTTACTCCGCTGTATGCTGTAGCCCACACCTCAAAGCCGCCAAGTTTTTTATCTCCCTTATGATCATTACGGCCGCTGTTTAAATGAACGGATGCGTCAAGGGTTACATCGTGCTGATTGCACTTTGCACAAATCTTTTTAAGCACATCGTTCTGACTTTTTCCATTGCTAACTGAACAATTATATGTTGTTGCACCTGCTTTTTTAAGATATTTAATAATTGCTTTTGCAATCTTTCTATCTTCCTTTGATTCATCTAATAAGTCACTTGCTCCACAGGCAATCTTACCTGCGGGGTTGTGACCGCCATGAATATTATATACTGCCATTATTCTTCCTCCTGATCTTTATTTACTACTTTGTCTGCTACTTCTAAACCTTTTGTTAATGCTTTGGGTACGTTATATCCTGCTTTCACAAAATTTTCCACGATAGATCGAATCTCATTGATCAGCAATGACGCCAATACAAACCATCCAAGTAATGTTGTAATCCCAAGATCTACACCAATTACTTTTCCAATCTCAATGAAAACTGCTGATGATCCGAATGCTACCATTATCATGATCCAGTATCCTAACTTTTTCATGACGCCTCTCCAGCCAATTCGTGAACTTACTTTTCCTTCCATCTTCGCACCCATCCAACCAGTAAACTGATCTGCTACGTTCAGTGCCAGATAAGCCACAAAAAGAATCCAGTGTTCGCCTAAAATATAACTCAGTACGGCCACGATCGATCCGGTCACTGCGTTGTATGTGTCAATTACATTGTTTGTCATTTTCTTCATTTCCCTCACTTTCCTTTCTTTACAGAAAATATTGTTTTGTTGCATAAAAATAAGACCGCTGTGGGTCCTGCTCTGATTTCCATATTCTCTTTCATTCTATTCTTCTACCTCTGCATCTTGAATCTCATAAAACTTATTTGTGAACTCTGCAATATCTTTTCTGATCTGCACTTTATTTGCTTTATAAAGATTCCGATCCTGAATTGTCTGGTTTACATTATCATTACCTGCTCCGTCAGACGTGACGTTTGCAGACAAATAAACCACCTGTTTATCTACATCTCCGTCTTTTACTGTGATTGTTCCTGTAAGTGTTGTGCTTTTCTTTGTTTCTAACATAGTTATGCTCCTTTCATTTTTGCATAAATATAGGCATCAGCGATTAAGCCAATGCCTGAGTTAATTGTTTTATTGTTTTTTCTGCCTGCAGTAATCTTGTCTGCAGATCATTGATGATTGCTTCTTGCATGTCGATTCGACCTGCTTGATATATTAAATTTTTTCTGGTCTTTTGGATCATAAATGTGTTTGCTCCGATCAATTCATCGTATGCTAATGTGTAAACTTCAGTCATGTTTTTTTCACCATATGTTTTTTCAGCATATTCTGGATCTATATGATGCGTTGCACATATTCCAAATTGTTCGTTGTGAGATTTCCCATAATCGTTCAAAACACTATTTACATTCTGTGCCTTGAAACCTATGTGATAGAAAATGTCGGTGTCATCTTTGAATCTATACTTAATCGGTTCCAATTGCATATAACTTTTAATGAAATCATCGTCAAAATGTCGAAAATCTTTCTTGATTCTTTCGTCAGAGCTGTTGCGGAATCCTTTTCTGGAACTTACTCCCGATGTTTCTATATACATCATTCCAGAACCAGAATCTCCATTTACATAAAACGCATGATATCCAGCATAATAATAAATATTATTTGTGTTATTATAGTTACCACAAGAAATATATGCATCTGTTCTCCCGTTCCATGTATAATGTCCGCCTGAAGAGTTATAGATGTAACCGCCAGCATATAAATCTGCCCCTAATTCTATTGAGCCAGTAAAGTTTAAACAATCCCAACCCTTTTGAGCTATAATCCTTGAAGTGTAATCGTTGTATGAATTGTTATAATGAAAGTCAATATATGGTGTATCTCCATAAAGCTCTATTCCTTGGTCTCCAGTTCTTATACGACTGTTTGCAAAGTCAAAATCAAAACCGTCCAAACCAATATAAGCAGATGTATTAACGTCTTGAATTGAGAGATAATCTTTTCCAATTTCCATACAGACGTCCTCTTGATTCCCATGTACTTTTATATGTTCTATATTTAATTGACCATCATATCCAACCCTAAACGGAGCTAAATAACTATCTTCTCCGCCTGCCCAAAAAGCAAAATTACCACCGATACCAGTGCATGCAGAACCACTTCCAGTAATGAGACATGTATCAGTAATTTCATATTTACCAATCGTTCCATTCGTAGCTGTAATCTGTCCACTAAACGTACCAGTCGCACCTATCAAGTTTGCACCTGTTATCGTGCCTGTTGCGGTGATATCTTTGGCAAATATACTATTAACGTCGATTTTGTCTGCTGTAATGGAACCAGCTGCGATTCTATCAGCACTGATATATCCAGTTGTAATGATCCCACCATCAATAGTTGTTTGATCTGCAATCATTTGTTCAGTTGTGGTTGTTCCGCTAGGCAAGTCTGCATTTTCTCCAGACCATGTTACAGATACATTGCCTGTAGTGTGATATGGGTTGATGTATTTAACGACATATCCACCGTCCCACGATTCATTTTTATATAAATATAACTCCCATGTACTATTTGCAGTTTTAATAATTCGCCAACATTTTGAAGGTAGCCCTGTTTGCCTAAAACTAGCTAATCCTGGATCTGGATTACCAGCATTCTTGAATTGTATTCTACACTCTGTATATCCATGACCTCTGTGGTTTACTCCTATAATAATGTCTTGGTTTATATAATTACCACTAATTTTAATCGTTGCTATTTTCCAACAGGCTTGATTGTTTCCGCCACTGCTAAGACTTAAATACGAAACATTCGTTTTATTATTTATAGTATTCTGTAAATCTGTATTTAACCCACTAAACTTAACCAACCCATTTATATTAATAGCGGATGCTACTAATGTAGCGGTCCGATCAGTTAACTCAAAATCAGTTGAATTTGTACCAGATTTAACCAACCAATTGAATTTATCAGCAGTTTGACTAGCTATTGTTTCTGCAGCTGTAATCTGCTGATCCACATCTTCTGGTGCTGGAGTCCAGTCTGTAGCTTTTGAACCTTTTTCAAGTTTAATGTCCCACAAATGAATAGTGTAAGCATCTGTTCCGTTCGAATATTGATTAACTCTTAATTTATATTTGGTTGTAACGGTTGGAGTAAATACAATATATCCTTGTCGCATATCAAAAAAGTTGTTCGTTGTATCACTTATCAGCCATAGTGTTACCAGCTTTTTAGACGGATCTTGCCCATTTGTGTCATGGTTCTCAGTCCAATTTCCATCAGTTTTTGCTTGTAGTACATATTTTTTTCCGGCTTCAAGTTCGATAGATGTAATAATATTTTGATATACAATCCACCCATCTGCTCTTGAATCCGTCTTTTCAAAAGGTGTGTCTTTTGTATAAGAAGAAACTCCAGTCAATAAATTCCTGCCACCAATTTCTAAATTAGCAAGATTCGTTTCTGTACTAGAAACCCTTGTAGTTAAACCTGTCAGACTTGTTTCGACTTTCGTGACTCTCTCCTGTGTTCCGGTTAAACCAGACTTAACTTCCGATATAGTCTGTGTTGTTCCTGCCAAATTAGACTCAATCGTATTGGCTTTCGTTGTGACAGCTGCGATCGAGTCATTTTGATTGTTTAGAATTGTTGTATGTTCGCCGATCGTAGTTTTCATACTGTCCACAGTAGCTACAGTAGCATTATATCGACTTAACAAAGTATCATAGTTTCCTTTAATCGTTGTATCTTCGGAAATCAGACTTGATATCTGTCCCTGCATCGTACTGATGCTTGTTGTGTGAGATGTTGTGATCTCTGTGATATTGTCGATCTGAGATTGTGTATCTTCAGGAGCTGGAGTCCAATCTGTAGGTTTGTTTCCTGTTTCAATCTTATATCTTCGCGTTTTGCATTCTATCGCGGTAACTCTTATGTATTTTGTGGTAGTTTTCAGTTCTATAATAATACTGCTTTTTTGTCTTGGATTATAAACAACAGTATTTATACAATTTTTATCGGCATCATACTCACAATATCTTCCTGAATTATTTGTGTTTGTAAAATCTTCATATAGAGTAATTGTTATATATTTATTTCCTGAAACATCTATCCAATCACTAGTTTGATCTCCACCGCCAGAACCAATAAAACTTCCTTTACCATCTGTAGACAAATAGCCTTGTGTGATATTTTTTTGAACTAATAAATTCCTGCCACCAACCTCTATATTATCCACAGCACTATCAGCATAGCTCTTAGCACTGCTCAACGCACTGTTTGCCTGTTCTAAGGCATATTTCTGTGCATCGGATAACTTACCATCCGCATACAGCTTAGCACTGCTCAGATTATCCGCTACTGTTGTTTCCATTTCATTAAACACGACATCTAACGTTTGGTTCTTATCGTTCATAACGATTGTAGAAGATTTCAGTTTCGTCGTAGAACCATTCACTTCCTTGATTACACTGTTAATATCCAGTTTCGAACCAGAAATATTTGCATCATCCGCTACAATACCATCTCGAATAATCTTTCTCTGAATCGTTTTCTCCGTAGCTCCAAGTGCATCCCATATCAGATTCCCATTCTTATCCCAGACAGACATGCTGTAGTCATTCGAAGCATCTTTTCCGATCTGGACTCTGACACGGTTTGCATCAGATATCTGAATTGTATTGTCGCTCCATTTTGACTTACCATCAGAACTATGTACCGTCAGATTTGTTGTATTAATGTCCATACCTGTGATCTTATCAAACGACAGATTCTCAATCATTGCATTTTTGATCATGCTGTTTTCAATCGTTGTGTTCTTTGATGTCAATGTTAAGTTCTGAATGTTGTCAGATGTAAGATTGCCGTTTACTAACGTGTTGAGATTAGCATAACTACTTTCCAATACTCCAACTCTGCCGACTGCTGCGTTGAGGTCCGTGATCGTAGCTTTTGTTGCAACTAATTTATCGATCTCTGCATCTTTTGTTTTCAGCTTTGCAATCTCAGCGTTGGTAGTATTTAAATTCGTAATCGTTGCATAAGTAAGTTTTGCATCTGTAGCTTTTAGGTAATCAGCCTCAATATTCGCGATTCTAGCATTTGTTGCATTTAGATTCGTCGCGGTTGCTTCTTTAAATGTTGCATGGTCAGATTCTAAGGTGTTGATTTTTGCATTTGACGCCTGCAAGTCATCCGTGAATGTTTGTTTAAAATTTGCCACATCTGTTTTTAAAGTTTCAAACTCACCTGTTTTAAATTTCAAAACATCTCCAGACAGATTCTTGATCGTTGCATTTGTCGCTGTCAGATTATCCACCATGAGTTTTTTTACAAACGCTAATTCGTACTCAACTCGTTCTGCCATTTCGGTTATAGGACCTTTTGTGTCAGAATCATCTTCCTCGGCGGTATTCCCATAACTTGCAATTGTCTGCATCAATCCACCGTCATAACTTGTTATCAATGATATGATCGGTATTGTGAATTTTGTGCAATCATTTTTTACAGCAGTAACAATATCTCCGATATCAAGTCTCATATCTCCGATAAATCTTAATGCTGCAGGCGTGAATATTAATCCTTGGACAGTATTGTAAACACCGTCTAATATACTCTGTGTCATAACCGGATTTTGCATACTTATGCCAGTAGCTCCTGATCCAGATGAAAGTGTCTGATCTGAGTTATCACATGTCAGTCTTTTGATACTGAAACTTTCTTCTGTTTCTTGCAGATCGTTATAAAATATATTGCTTGGAATCTCGTAATCAATACCCTGATACCATCGAAACTCGATCATTCCAGTTCTTCCACATATAGCAAATTTGCCAAATAATCCTGCGATAAATCCGATGGTTTCTTTGTATGTATATCCATCAAAAGGATTTACATATGTTGTGATCACTTCGCTTTCATCGGTTTCTTCGTTGTAATCACCTTCCTCAATGATTGCTCTTTGATTGATCTGGATTCCTCGCTGTACTGTAGATGTATCAATCGCCACGCTTGTCATCGTGCTGATTTCAGCCAATATATCTACTGCATCCGTTGGATAACTTAATTTAGAATAATATGCCCCATTGCATCTGCTTGCTAATCTGTCATATGCAGTAAACGTAACCTTGTTGCTTTCAATCTTGGGATTCTGGATCGTATATAACCCCATTGGAATATATTCCATCTCTCCATCGACTTCCACGCCGATCTCCAAGCTGACTTCTTTTCCAGACAATGCAATTCCTTTATTCTCAATCGTTGCCTGAACATAGCTCGCCACTGCACTCCCGATCGTTATTTCTTCCGCACCAGACGTTATTGTAAAATTCTTTACAGATTCTACTAATACTTTTTCGTTCTCCAGAAGCCTTGTATTAAATTTTCTGTTTGACCCTGCTATTGCATCGCCAAATTTTTTACTTGCCTGATACATATAGCATCACCTCCGGCTTAGTCTTCGATCATAAACATCAGGTCTTCAATATCTGCAACAGATGGGATGTCATAGCGATCTGCATTTTCACATCGTTCAAGTTCTGCGAATGAAACTTTCATGATATCAATATCAGTATCCACTTCCTGCAGTTCTTTGATTTCTTCATTTACAATCTCTTTGCTTTCATCTGTCATTTCATACTGGTTTTCTTTCACGATCGGCTTATCGTCCTTATCTTTTTCTGCGTATCGTTCACAGATCTTAAGGCGGTTTTCATCATATTCTTCGATCGCTTTTCGGAATGCTTTCATATTTTTAGAAATTGCATATCCTAATTTTGCCGTGTAAACTTTGCTTGACTGTTTTACTAATCCTTCATGGATTCTCATAATCTCTTTTAACTTCATTTCCATCTCTCCTATTTCTGCACGATCTGAACACTCGCGCTTTTGTAATAATAAATACCATCCCCGATATACCCCAGATGTTCTTTTGTAAGAGTTCCGCGGTATACAGTGATGGTATGTGTTGTTCCCATGTCTCTAAATGTGATCGGAAAGAATCCTTTCACAAGATTATTTTTTATCTTCTTAACTTCGGACTCTGTGAGGACTCCCCACTTGATATCCAATGTCTTTTTCTCTGCAATTGCTTCTCCGATCATATCTCCTGATGATGATCGTTCGGTATTCGCACTCCAGATGATCTCATCCGAAGTGCTTAGTTCAACCGGCTCCGGCAATGCAGTGTTTCCACATGTCAGTGTTGCCATTTTCCCTCCTAAATCAAGATCGGTCGTTTGCCGGCTCTGATATCTGCGTTATTGTTGTCGTTTACGGTTTTGGTTATTTTCTTGCCATCCAGGTAAACATCTGTATCGATCGATTTAACTGCATTGATCAGTTCCATGAGCAAGCGGATGATTTGATCATCTTTACTGCTGCCACCAGATAATTCTGCTGCTTTTTTCGCCATGGCGATCATCTTATCTTCTGGTGCTACGACCTCGCCTTGATGGCGGTTATCTCCGATCATGGCAAGCTGTGGGGTGTTTTTCTTTACGTATCCACCTTGAGCAAGATGCTTAATTGGATTTTTGCCAAAAATCTTTGCTTTGCTTAAAACTCCATTTAATTTATCAATGATATGTGTATTTACCCATCCTTTAACAGAATCAACCGCTGTTTTTACTCTTGCCGTTAATGTTACAGTTTTTGATTTTAAAGAGTTCCACGCTTTTGATAGCTTAGATATACCCTTAGAAGCCAAGTTTTTTAATTTAGCTTTTAATGTAACTGGTTTATCCTTTAATGAATTAAAAACATTCCTTACAGAATCAAAAGCCTTTGTCTTGATTGCAGTATATGTGGCAACTACTGTTTTCTTTATATCGCCGATTTTAGATATAATTCCACTCTTAACACCAGACCACCAATCTTTAGCGGTTTCCAGTGCACCTTTAACTTTTGCTTCGATACCTTCTACTTTCTCGGCAGCTTTTTGTTTTACACTTGACCACCAATCTCTTGCAGTATCTAACGCACCTTGAACCTTAGCTGCAATATCTCCAATCTTCTCTTTTGCTTTTTCCTTAACATTGGACCACCAGTCTCTTGCAGTATCTAATGCGCCTTGAACCTTAGCCACGACTCCAGCAACTTTTTCTGCTGCCTTCTGTTTCACATCGGACCACCAGTCTTTCACTGTATCCAATGCTCCTTCGACTTTCGCAACCAATGTTGCTGCCTTGTCCTGAATGGAATCCCATCCTTCTTTCAGATTGGCAATAGCACCATCTGCCTTTTCTTTCGCTTCTGCTACCAACGATGCAGCTTTATCTTTAACAGATTCCCAACTTTCTTTTAAAGATGCAAGTGCGCCTTTAACCTTTTCTTTTACCTCAGCTTCCAGTTTGGCTTTTTTATTCTTAATACCTTCCCAAAGCTTCTTGAACGCTTTGATCGGATGAACATTTTTCTTTACCCATTTCAATAAATTTTTGAAACTTGTTACAATGCCTGATAAAAATTTGGCGAACTTGGATTTTTTAATCTTATCCCAATTCTTCCATAGCAATACACCTGCTGTGATTAACGCACCAACAACCACGATTGCAATTCCGAGCGGACTTGTCAAAAGTGCCACTGCTTTTCCTGCTACGCCAAATAACTTAGGAAATAATCCACTAAACAATGTTTTGAATGAAATGATTCCTTTTCCAAACATCTTGATTCCTGATATTGCATTACTTATAGGGCCTATAAATTTCGTAACAAACGAAACCAATTTAAACGCTGTAAAAAAACTTACCAACGCTATTGTGATATTCTGTACAGCTCCTTGATGTTTATTGATCCAGTTTGCTAATCCGTTCAATCCCTTAACCAGAAGATCTAAAAATCCAATGATCGCATCTCCAACAAAATTAGCAAGCGGTTTGAACAAATGATCCCATGCCCACTGCCATAACGGCTGCAATGCTTTGCATACAGCCGTCAATACATTTAATGCTGCAGCTAACAATTCAATCAGTTTTGGAGCAAGTTTCTGCACGGTCCATTTTCCCAATGGCACCAACATGTTCTTCCAAATCCACTTGAAAGCACCTATTGCAACCTTGCTAAACGCACTAAAAGCTACTCTTAACTTATCAATTGCCTTTCGTAGATTATCGTAGCCTTTCCCAAGTTTCGTGGCTTTTTCATCTTCTCCCTCGGGAAGAGAGCCCATATCTACATTACCGCCAGATGCTCCACCTGCTGCGGATCCTGTACCAGAAGATGGTGTAGAACTCTTTGATCCAGATGATCCTTTTGTTTCAGTCAATTTATTGATCTGATCAAATCCCATCAATCCAGATATCTTCTTTGCCGTCTTTTTGGCTGTGTCTCCAACTTTCTTTGTCGACTTATTCAGCTTATTTGCGGAACTTGTCGCATTGTTTAAGCTGTTAGATACCTTTCCTGCACTTGTCGCCGTCTTATCAAGACTTGCTGACGCTCCGCTGGTCTTCTTGCCCATGATCATTGCTGTAAACGACTTGAATGCATTTGCAAGAGTCATTAATTTTCCAAGCACCAAGTTAATTACTTTTACGATTGGCAAGAATAAATTAATCAATCCTTGTCCAATTGAAGCTTTCAGGGAATCAAATTGCAAAGATAAAATCCTGATCTGGTTCGCCCACTGATCAGAGGTCCTTGAAAAGTCCCCTGTTGCATTCTGCAACTGTTGCTGTACGAATGCATATCTTAAGGCTACTTTCTCCTGTTCCGTCATGGCACTGGTCGTTTTACCGAATCCATTTGCCAGTGCGTACTGATCAAGCGCTGTCTGTGTCATTACAATACCGAGATCTTTTAACGTTTCTGTTTCTCCAGAGAACACGGATTTCAGTTTCGTGAAAGCTTCGTCCTGCGAAATGTTATAGAAAGAAGCAACGTCTCCAGCAAGTCCAGTAAGAGCTGTGCTCATCTTGTACGATTCTTTTTCAGAAAATCCAAAAGCATTTGCCATTGCTCCGAATGTTCCGGTAAACTTCTTTGCCATCGTTTCAGAAAGTCCAAATGTACTTGCTGCATTTTGTGCAAATTCGTTTACTTTTTTGTTCATTGTTGGAAATACTACATCGACAACGTTCTGTACCTCTGTCAGATTTGATCCTAGCTCAATACAGTCTTTCGCAAAACTTGTTAATCCTTTTACAGCAAAAGCACCGGCAAGCATCTTTCCTGTTTTCTTTGCGAGGTTCTGTATTCCACCTAACTGTTTATTAAATTGTTGCTGATTGATCACCAGATCTAAGCCGATCTGTCCTGCACTATCTGCTGCCATACTTATCACCTACCTTGCTTTTTCACAAAGTAGGCTGGCTTAGCTACTACAACGGTGCTTACCTATGCTCTTCCCTTTGCGGATCCATACTATATTTACCTGTTTGCATCGGGGACATTTAATTTCCCCTTTTACATATTCTGCGACCATCAATGTCTGTCCGCATTCTTTACATTTTATCTTTTCAATTTGTTATACCTCCTGCCATATCAATAAATGCCTGTTTCATCGTTTCTAAGAAATCATTCGTTTCTTTTTCTGTCTTTGTCTTAGCGGCTTTTCTTCTCCACTTGTTTCTGATCTCTTTTTGTTCCGAAGTAAACTCTTTGATCACTTCATTGTCATCTTCTAATCGGATGGATACGATCCGTCCTAAAGATGTATCTGGTCCTATTCCACAAAGCAGCGCTTTGAACTCGTGCCATTGCATTTCCTTAAATTCTTTGGAATAGATTCTGATTCCATACTGCTCCGCAAATGAAGATACGATCAGGTCCCAATCTTCAAACAGATCATATCCAGGATCAACTACTCCCCCGATTCTTCTTCACCATCGGTTCCAGAAATTAATGAAATTGCTTCCTGAACAACTACGGTATAATCATCAAATTTCAAATGAAGCTTTGCTAAGTCTTTCTGTGCTTTATCTGTAAAGATCAGCTTGCAAAGTTTTGAGATCGTCCCTGGAGTCACATCGTCTTCTGCATCTCCTAACTCTCCCATGACTTCGATCATAGTTGTCGCATCTGCATTCACTTCATATTTCTTTCCGTTGATCACTAATGCCGGATTCTCTTCAAATTTCAGCTTATCTGTAATATCTACTACTTTTCCCATTTTATCTCCCTTTCAAAAAAGGAGAGGTTTCCCTCTCCTAAACTCCTGGTGTTACTGTTGGTTTACCGTTGCTCTGTACTTCAAATTCCAGAGGTGCAACTGCTGTAGAATCTCCTGCTCCTACATTTGTCACATTGATAACTGCACTTGCAAACTTGACAACTGTTTTGTCCGGAAACGTCCATTGAAAATCTTTCTCTACATTCCTTCCATTTTTCCATGCCAATCCTGCAACCGCATCGTTTCCGGCATCTCCTACGTTTCGTTTCGCTGTAACTGAGATCGTAACGGATTTTGCAGTCATTAATCTGCGTGTCCATCCTTCTGTATCAAATGGAGTCCATTCCTCAACACCGTTATCAAAGGACACTTCAAATGTTTCACAGTCTGCGATATCTTTCATAGCTGCTTCTGATCCAGATGCTGCAGTGTCGATCTGAAACTGATTTTCGTAGCAAGGATATACTCCGCTTTTAGCTGTTTCGCTCATCGTCTACCTTCCTTTCGTAATAAATGTCAAACCAAATGACACGTTCATAGATTCCTTTGTCATCCGTTCCAACATCTACTGGTTCAGGAACCTGCATGGATAAGAAATCTACTTTTGTATCTTTGATCATGAATTGTTTCTGTGTTTCTAATATTTCAAACAGTTCGGCTGCTGCCTGTTCTGTTTCTTTTGAATTGTTGTTCCAGTGAACTAAGACAGATATACTTTTCGTATCATATTTCTTATATCCACCTACTGCATACCGTTTTGGAGCATAGGAACTTCGTTGATACACTCCAATGGATCTGTCTTTTTTGTTGTCTAACTTTCCTGTGTAATAGTGATCAGCTTCAAATACTGTTTTCAGCCAGTCTTTCACATCTGCTAGCAAAATCATATGCCACTCTCCCTTCGGTACAGTTTCTTAAATGCTTTTTGTGCAAAATCTTCATACAATCCGCCTGGAAGCCAAGGATTAAACCATTCACCGCCTGCAAACGGATTTTCATATGTCTGGAAATTGTATTCCGGATGAAAATATAACCTTCTGGCATATGGCGTTGTAGATACAATCCTTGCGCGTCCTGCTTTGCTGTAGGTGTAATCCACAAACGTATTATCGTTTTGCAGATTTCCTGTATCAAACGGCATAACCTGAGCTTGTACCACTTCGGTATGCAAAGCTTCTGCTGTCTTTTCCAGTGCTGTGACTTGTGCCTGTGAAAGCTCCCGAAGTCTCTGTGTGTTGATTTTTATAATTGAATTGCAACGGATCATCACATCAACTCCAATCTGGTATAATTGACCGTCCCATCGGGATTTCTTGCTTTCTCTCCACTTACGATCACTCTCTCAACTCCAAAGATTGTTGCGACACCGCAACTGATCACTGGTACATCTGGGTCGATATCTCCACAAAAAAGAGCAGACCCCGTAACCTGTACGATCTTCTGCTCATTTGTCATAACTCTTTTCGCTTTATCTTGATAGTTGCATTTGAAATCCGCATCGATCAGAGTGATCGGCTGCCCTTCCTCTCCAATCTCTTCGCTGTCAATCCGAATATGAATATCCATCTGACACATTGATTTTGGAATTAACTCTGGCCATTTCATCAGATCGCCCCCAATCTCCTGCAGCACAATCCTGTCTGCTCTAACATCGCGTAATTATCAGCTTTCATGATCACTCCATCCTGAACTGTCACATTCCATCCACCGGCATTGATTCCCATTGACACGCCATTGATCGAATAAGAACTTAAGACACTGTTGATCAGAGATTCATTTTCTGCTTCAAAATCTGCCTGTTTGCAGACAACTAGACGTATCACATCTTTCTGAAATTCTGTCAGATTCTCAAATCCTCTTGCTACAATACGGTTAAATGTAAGCGTGTCAATGTGTCGGCTTGCGATATACAGTCTCCTTTCAAGATTATCCGTTGTGATTACACCGCTGACTTTTTCATAATACTCCTGATCCGCATAAGAGGCGAGTGCCATATGCACCACCTCCTACACTTCGGTATATTCCGTAGTGTCTACGTCAACGTAAACAGAATCAACCTTGCCATCTTTTCCGTTCGGGAATACAAATACGTCAGATAAAGTTCTGTTCTGATACAGATAACCATCACCTTCTGTGTGTGTTCCTGGATCAAAGTAATAGATGGATGAGATCTTAGGAACTGTCTTACATGTCTGTCCGCATGCGATCAGCACATTGATCTTATGTGATCCTGTTACGGATTTACCTGCGTCTTTCTTTACTGGTGCAAATCCGCCTTCTTCAACTTCCCAGTTAAACTTATCATAGAAGCGTTCATCATCGATAACTTCCATAAGTGTTACGCCATCAATATCTGTGACTCGTGTTTCGATTCCCATACCGCCTTCTGCGATCTGAGTCATCTCAATCTTACGAGTAAATTCTGTAGACAGTTCTAACAGATCCATGATCGCAGATGATACATACATGATCAGTGATCCATTCGCTTTGTATCTGCGAAGTTTTCCTGCTGCAAGGAATCCTTTTAACTTGCTGAATACATTTGCTTTTGTATAATCACTGGAAGCTGTTGAGCTGTGATATCCAGTCACTTTCTGTGCAGCCTGTGCTACTTTAGAGAAAAATAACGCATCTGTTTCTGGAACTACCTGAGTTTGTTCAAAGACTTTGGAAATATTCTGGATAGATGCTGTTGCGTTTGTCTCATCGACATCTGCTTTATCAACAAGAAATGACACATCTCTGTCGTGTTCTACGGTAAATGCAGTATCTGTCTGTGCATAAGTTCCTTTGTTCCATCCGCCATTTCGACTGTGGTTTTTGAATCCAGATACAGACATCTGTGTGAAGTGGAATGTTTTCGCATCCAACCATGTTACATTTGATGTTACGAATGGAGAAGTTAATGTTCCCTGCATTAAGATCTCCAGGAGTTCCGGCTCCCATACCTGTGCATAATTTAATGCCATTCTTTCTTACCTCCTAATTAAATCGGTTCCATCGTTTTGTTGGTACCGCTTTCTGCTGTGGTGCATTGCCACCAGTCTCTCCGCCATGCTGCTGACCGACTCCGATCTGACGGAATCCTGTCTGCTGCTGTTCCTGTGGTTTTAACTGTGGCACATCTTCCAATACTTTGTTTAATGCTTCTTTTAATTTTTCGGAATCAATCTTTCCATCCTGTACGACCTGCGACACGTCTGCCAGTTTTAACACGTAAGGCATTGTTTTTAAGTCGATCCCAAGTTCTCCAGATAACTTATAAGCATCACGCTCGATCATAGCTTTCTGTGCCATCTGCTGCGCGTTCTGTGCCTCGTTCTGGATTGCTTCGATGTTCGGTTCGTTTGCAGCTTTCTGCTGCTTAAATGCCTGCATCGCCTGCTCAGCTTCTTCCTGGCTAAGTCCCTGCTGTTTAAAATAGGCTTTTAATGCAGTGTTTTCTTTTGCTGCTAATGTTCCATCTAACATCTGCTGAATCTTATTGTAGTCAATCTGTGGCGGATCAGCTGCCGGCGGGGTCTGATTTACTCCTGGCTGTGGTGCAGGTTCTCCCTGTCCCCCTGTTGGCTCTGATCCTGGTTCCGCAAAAAACTGTAGATTCATGTTTAATTTCTTTTTCATTGTTGCTCCTTTCCATTTTGTGGGTGTCCCCCAATCATCCATTGTCTTCGGTGTCACCGCCCACGCATCTTTTACCCTCTTATCGTGTTTGGAGCATAAAAATAAGACGTCTTAACGGAACGTCTGCTACCGAGATTTATGGATCACCTCTTACTTTCTTGCCTTGGTACTTCTTTTTGGTTTTTCTTCTTCCTCAGTTCCTTCCTGAGCTTCTGGTTTTTCTACTGGTTCAACGATTTCTTCCGCTACACCTGCTGCGATCAGTACCTGACCTCTTTCATCTGTAACGTTAAGCTCATCCCCAATATGTTTTTCAAAACCAAGTTCTCTGTCGTGATAATTGTAAGTTACTCTTACTTTCATTGCTGGTCCTCCTTTCCTTAAAAATGGGTATAAAAATACCACCAACCATTTCTGATCAGTGGTATTATCTATATCTTTTACTTCTTATCTTCATATTCTCTCACAATCTTCTTCATATACTCTCTGTATTCTTCTATCCCGTTGAAGCATTCCCAATGATACGGAATCCATTCACCAGTTATTTCATAACATCTCCTTTTTAAATACTGAATTTCTCCATCTTCTTTTAATGCCTGAATCAATTTTTTCATTCAACCAGCTCCTTATATGCCTTGAATATTCCATCTAATATTTTTTCTTTTTCATCCAATTCAAGTACATCTATGCTGCTTAAATTCGCAAATATTT